GCTGCGGAAGAAGCGCCGGAAGGCGGCGAGGATCCGCTTCCAGAGGGGGAGATCGGTTTTGGGATTTTCGGCGAGTTTGGCGATCCACTCTTCGGCGGCGAGTCGGCGGCCGTCGGGGGTGGTGAGATCGATGCGGCGGTCGGCGGCGACGGCGGCGACGGCGTCGCCGTGCTGATCGGCGATCTGATCGAGGAAGCCGTCGAAGCGGTCGCCGAAGAGATTGCGGAGTCCGCGGTGACCGGCGGCTTCGTGGAGCAGCACCTTTTCGACGCGGCCGGGGGTGAGATTTTCGGCGACGAGGTAGATGCGTCCGGTCTCGGGATCGAAGGCTCCTTCGGCTTTCGGTTCGTCGCGCAGATCTTCGGGGAGATCGGCGACATGTTCCACGAGCTCGATGCCCTCGGCGTCGATGCCGGTGCGGGAGAGAGCGTGACGAAGGAGCGCGGAGACGGTTTCGAGACGGCTTTCCGGGGATTCGTCGCGGTTCATGGTGCGGAGCCGGTCGAGCCCTTCTCGACCGTGCTGCTCCGCCCATTCGCGGAGGGTGAGTTCGTCGTCCTCCCGGTTGTGTAGTTCTTCGAGGAAGGAGTCCCGGATGTTCTCGACGATGGCGTCGGTGTTTCTGGATTCGACCGCGCCGCGGAGCGATTCGATGCGGGAGACCTGTTCCGCGGTGGGATTCTCGATCGCCTCGAGACGCGAGAGTTCCTGTTTGGCGGCGCCGATGATTTCGGCCTGGGCGTTGAGCATCCGGGCGTCGAAGAGTTTCTGCCGGTAGCGGTGATGTGCGCCGAACGTTCCCATGATGCCGCCGCTCGCCGCGCCGACGGTGAATTCGAGGGGTGCGTCGTCGAGCAGTTCATGGGCGATGTCGGTGAGTGACATGGCGAGGATGTCCTTGCCGTTTTTGCCGCTGATGAGGTTGGAGAGGCGCTGAACGACGCCGGTTTCGACCTCCTCCCATCCTTCGCCGACGGCGTCGAGGGCGAGACTTTTCGCGGTGCGGATCACGGTGGCGGCGATGCCGGTGGAGATCTTGCGGACCTCGCGGGGCGGGATGACCCGGTTGTAATATTTTCGGAAGATGCGGCCGGAGCCGGTGGCTTCTTCGAAGTATGCTTCGGCGGCGCCGACGGTGATGGCGTTGAGGACCTTTCCGGAGAGCGTCATGGAGTCGTCCTCGCGGGTCTCCTCGAGTTCCGAGGCGGTTCCGGAGACGGCGAAGTAGGCGGATCCCCAGCTCATGCCATTTGCGGCGGCGGCGCCGGAGCGGGCGGAGTCGAGTGCGATTTTGCCGGCTTGTATTTCGGCGATGGCGACGGTGAGGAGGAGGTTCGGCAGATTGCGGATGACGCCGTTGACGACGTCTTCGGTGAAGCCGGTGGATTCCCCGCCCGCGGCGACGAAGTCGTCGCTGAATTGCCGGTGTGCTTTGGCGTGTTCGCCGAGGAGGTCGGAGGCGGCTTCGATGAGATTGGCGGGGCCCTGCCGTCCGTCGGTGTAGGGGGAAGCGGGATTCCATTCGTGGAAGCGGTCGGCGGCGGCGGACCACCCCGCCTTCCGGCTGATCGTTTCGAGGGGGAGATAGACGGCGTTGCCGATGATGATGTTGATGGCGTTGAAGGCGTCGGCGCCCATCTTGACGGATTCGGCGAGCCCCGCCTCGACGTCATGGAGTCCGGCGGCGGCGGAGCGTCCTGCGCGCTCGATGCGTTTGGGGAGCGAGGCGTTTTCCTCGCGTCGGTAGATTTCGCGGATCGCCATGTAGGCATCGCGTCCGGAGAGGGTTTTCCCGAAGACCTGTTTGGTGACTTCGTCGAAACCGGCTTCGACGTGATCGACGGGGAGATCGTACTGGTTGGCGAACCAGCGGGCGGCGACGGACTTCATCGCCGCCTCTTCGAATTCGTTTTCGTCGAGGCCGGAGACGCCGAGGTAGCGGGCGAGGTTGGGGCGGTCTTTGGCGGGGAGGAGCGCGAGGGGGCTGCCGAGCATCGCCCGCCGCATCACATCGGAATTGTTGTTCCGCTCGTGAAATGCGCTCGGGTAAGAAAGCGAAGTGTCAGTTCCGGTCTCGTCCAATCCCGTTGTCGGTGTTCCAGGCAGCCTCCGGTTTGGGGTCTGATCTGCGTAGTTCGTCAGCGCGTCATTGGCGTATTCATCATTCATTTTATTGTTTTTTGCTCCTGATCTTCATATTCATCGGCAAAAATTCTCCGTCCGTCTTTCAATATCCAGACAGTTCGCCCTTTTTCCACATCTGATCTTGCAATCTCCGCCCGGTCGATCCATCCTTCGGCATTTTTCTTTTGCGCGAGAGCCTTCCTTCCCTTTTCGTAAGCGAACAGCGCGGAACCGGGCAATTCCACCCGCCATGAGCCGCCGGTTATCCGAGAATCCCACACTTTCCCGAATTTGTCGAGATCGACGGTCATCCCGGATGCCGGGTTGAACATCCGCTTAATTTTTCCTTCGATCCTCATCTTCGAGAGTTTCTCGAGTCGCTCGACGATATCGCCGTAGGTGCGTTTTCCGTCGCAGAGGCGTCTTGCCTCGTCGAAGAGCTCGATCCTGAGCTGAACGAGATCGGCGTCGGGGACGGCGTTTTTGCTGTCGTCGAGACCGAATTTTCTCATGGTGTCGATGCACCATTTTCTGACGTTCTGCCCGGTGTCGGTGTCATCGAGGACATCGTGTTTCCAATGTTTGTCGAGCGCCTGCATGAGTTTTTCCTGCCGGTAGGAGTCGCCGGGGAAATACTGCCGGATTCGGGCGAAGGCGGCGGCGCGCGAGGTGGCGTATTCGCTCTGGCGCGGGCGCGGCATGGTGTAGATCCATCCGAGGAGCTTGTTCTCGTTGAGTTCGGCGATGCCTTTTTCGTTTCTTCGGCGGGCGGCGGCCGTCTCCTCGTTGATCTTGGTGAGCCGGAGCGCCTTTTCTCTGGAGATGGTGCCGTCGGCGAGCATGGCGTCGATCTCGTTTTTCGAGAGCATCCTGCCGTCGGCGGCGTCGATGGCGTACTGTGCGATCTCCCGGTTTTCCCGCTGTTCCTCCATGCGTTTGACGACGGGGAGCATTCGCAGGAAGTCGCGGTCGTCGATCTCACCGCGGCGGTATCTTTCTTTGAGTTCCTGCAGGGAGGGGGCGTCGATCTCGCCGGAGCTGACATTGGCGACCCATTCGCGGAATTTTTCCTCGGCGATCCGTTCATCGTTCCGGCGTGCGACGGGGAGGCGCAGCTGCAGTTGTTCTTTGTTGATTTCTCCGCGTTTGAAACTTTCGACGACATCCTTCTCGGAGGGGAAATTCCCTTCGGCGTTGCGTTGGGCGAGCCACGCGAGGTGGTTGTCGGCGAGGAACCGGGCTTTATTCTGCCGTGCGGAGTGGGTAAGTTTCGCGCGGTAATCCGGGGTGATGTCCGGGAACTTCGCGAAGGAACCGTCGGCATTCTTTTCTTCGAGTTCTTCGAGGATCCGGGGATCGTCGGCGGCGACGCGGGCCTGTGCGGCGTACGACTGGGCGAGACGGGGGAAGTCGTCGCGGAGTTTCCGCGCAAGATCGGCGGAGATGGTTTTTCCCTCGTGCATGGCGAGGATTTCGTTGGCGAGATCGAGATTGTTGTTGCGGAGGGCGGTATCGATCTGGGTGAGAGCGGTATTTTGGGCGCGGGTGGAGGCGCCCTGAATAAGGAGATTTTCGCGGCGTCGGGCGGCGGACTGGCGTTCCCCGGTCATGGCGGCGTCGTGGAGACGGCGGAAGTTTTCGGACATGCGCGAGACGACATCCTTCCGTGCCTCGGCGTAGTCGCGGTCGGTCTGATCGATCCACGACTGCTTTTCCTCGTCGGAGGCGCCCGGATTGGCGGCGAGGCGGTCTTCGAGGGACTTCTGATGAAATGCGAAGAGGTTGCGGTCGTCGACGGCGGCGATCCTGTTTTCGATATCGGTTTTGGCGGCTTCGAAGTCGGCGTATGCGGAGGTGACGCGGGAGATGGCGTTGCCGATGGTCTCGCCGCTTTTGCCGATGATTCCGGCGAGGTGTCCGAGCTGCCGGTGTCCTTCCATACCGTAGTTGGAGTCGAGAAGGTGGGAGACGGGCGCGGCGGCGCGGGTGTGGTCGAGTCGGCCGGATTGCATCAGTGGAATTTTCGGCATGGATCACCTCATTTTTTCCCGAATTTCTGTTCCCACGCATTCGCGTAAGCGTGTCCGGAGATTCCTTGGCCGAGAGCATTGACGGTGCCGGTGGTGCCCGAGATGACATTGCCGAGGATGGCGAGATTGGTTCCGGATCGTCCGGCTTTGGCGCTCGCTTTGGCGAGGGATGCCTGATAGCCGTACTGCTTGCCCTGCTCTCGGAGCTGTTCGGCTTCGCGGTACCCCTTGTACATGATGTCGTGCTGCGCGGTGTTCTGATCGGCGGCGGTCTTCCCGAGGATGGCGAGTGGGGACCCGGTGGCGAGGGCGGCGCCGGACTTCCCGAGGAGCGCGCGCTGTCTGGCTTTGAGCGCCTCGTCCTCTTCGAACTGCCGTCGGGCGTTGGCGGCGGTTTCCTGTTCGACGGCGGCGGCTTCGCGTTCCTGGAGGCGTTTATTGTATTCGAGCTGCTGGGCCTGGGCGTCGGCGTTGGCCTCGGCCTGTTTCTGCTGGTTGACGGCGGAGGCGATGCCGACGGCGGCGCTGCCGATGCTGCCGGCGGCGGCGATGCCGGCGGCGGTCCAGGAACCGATGATCATCCATGTGACGGGATCAGCCATTTTTTACTTTTCCAGAATAAGGATTTTATGTTCGGCGAATTCGGCGGTGACGAATCCGCGGCGGTCGAGCATGCGGTTGATGCCGCGATTGCCGAAACAGGAGAGGAGAAATTTGGCGCCGTGCTGTCGGGCGAATTGCGGCAATGCGCCGACGATGGTGTCCACGGCGCGGGCGGAGGTCCGTGCGGAGTTGCGGGGATTGGTGTAGATCCATCCGCAGACGGCGACGGGGGAGGTCCGGTCGAGATAGAGGAAGGCGGCGGCGAGGAGTTCGTCGGTGACGGCGTCGGCGGCGGCGAGTCCGAGGCGGGGAAGGATCATATTCATCGGTTCGGCGGCGGCATCGCAGAATCGTTTCCGGATCCACTTCAGTACGGTGCTGCGGTCCTCTGCGGTCATTTCTCTGATATCCATATTCATCTTCCGATTTCGACGATGGCGTTGATGCTGGAGACGCAGAGCGGCAGGGGATCCCGCTGTCTGATTTCGAGACGCGGGGATTCTTTCCAGCCGCCGTTGGGGGTGATGCCGACGATCTCGTCTTCGCGGAGCGTGATCGGGGAATCGAGGTGATCGTCGGCGGCGGCACGGGAGACGACGGGGATCCATCGTCCGTCGTCGGCGCGGACCTCGCCTCCGATGGAGTGCTGAAAACGGATCCGGACCTGTGCGATGGTTTTTTTTCGCATGGCGGTTGAGCCGTCCTGAGCGCTGATGTCGATCGGCATGGGGGAAAGGATGGCGGTGAAAGGGAGCCCGATGACGGCGGTATTGGCGGGGGCGTCGAGGGTGACTTCGCCGTTGGCGACGGTGCGCGGGGTTTGAAGCGCGCCATCGGCGAGGATGGTGACGGAGAGTCCTTCGAGATGGTCGAGGCCGCTGACGACGGAGAAGGCGCTGCTGTCGGTCTTCATGACGGCGGAATCGGAGCCGACGTATTGGGCGGGATCGGCGGGGATGTCGCGGGGCGCGAACTTCTCGACGAGATTTCTGCCGTTTCTCCGGACTCCGATATAGATGTCGGTGGAGTCTCCGTCGGGGATGGCGGCGACGGAGAAGATGGAGCCGTCTGTATCGAGGAGCTGCCATCCGACGACCTCCTGCGTACGTTCGTAGGTGAGACATGCGAGGCGGCCGTCTCCGCGGAGGCAGTAGAGGATGGTGTCGGGCTGCTGAACAAGCTGGATCTCGACGATGCCGGACTGCGAAATATGTTCGGCGAGGATGGTGAGATCGGGGGAGGAGTACCCGTCCTTTTCCCAGGAGTAGACGAATTCGCGGATCTTCCGGCTGCCTCGCTGGAGGAAGAGGATGGTGTCACCGGCGATGACGCCGGGGGCGCCCGCGGAGCCGTAAGCGGACTGCGGGCGCATGCGGAAGTTGGTGGCTGTGAGGGGTTCACCGGAGTCGGAGGCGGCGACGGTCCACTCGGAGTCGGAGGTGCCGACGATGAGAGACTGCTGTGCGGCGAGCCAGAGGATGGAGTTGACGCTGTTGCTGGAGAGCGTAAGATCGATGCCGTCGTCATCCTTTTCGCCGACGAGGAAATTGTCCCATTCCGCGGTTTTGGATCCCCAGATGGTCTGGGGGCGGAAGGCGGTTCCTCCGAAGAACATGCGTTCCTCGAAGAAGGTTACGGCGCGCGGGAAGCCGCGGTAGTCGGACCATGCGCCCTCGCTCCAGTCGCGGGTGGCGTCGGTGCCGCCGAGTTTTCTGACGACGGTGGCGGCGGCGTGGGTGGCGTCGGTGACGGCGGTGATTTTGACGACGCCGGTCTTGGTGAAATCGGGGTTGACGAAGCGGACTTGGCATTGTTTGATGGTTCCGGAGGAAGCCTGTGAATATCCCTCCATGATGATGCGGTACCGGCAGTCATCGTTATCCTCGGAGCCGTTTTCGGAGAAGTTCTTGTCATTGCTGCTGGAGTAGGTGCGGAAGTCGATCCACGAGGATCCGCCGTCGAAGGAGCGCTGGATTGTGACGTTGCCGGTCCAGGTCCCGTGGGTGATGAAGGTCCAGTACCCGAAGACCTCGATGCTGGAAGAGGAGCCGTCGGCTGTGAAATTTTTGGAGATCTTGTTGTTTTTGCGGGCGTGGACCATCTGGAAGTAAGCGCCGACGTGGTTGGCATTGAAGAGGTTTTTCGACGCGGTGATCGTGATGCTGCCCGAGGCGGCGGAAGGAGTGAGCGAGAAGCTGTTGTCGGTATTGGGGTCGAGCATCGGGGGGTAGGAGAAGGACTTCGCGGCGATGGTGAAAGCGTTGACGGCGGTGCGTTTGAGTTCCTGCACGGGGTGGTTGGGGTGGCAGATGGTCATGACGTCGGCGCATTGGACGAACTGGAGGTCGTCGAGTTCCGCTTCGAGATACGGGGTGGAAATTTCGACGATGGAGCTGCCGTTGCGGAGCGGTTCGCCGTTTCGGAAGAAGCGCATGTACTGCGGACCGGCTTCGACGAGGTAGGCGTCGGTGTCGGAGAAGGCGAAGCGGAAGAGGCGGAAGCGGTTCGAGTTGCTTTTGCCCTGCGCGACGAAGAGGGAGCCGGGTCTGCGTTCGACGGATCCGTATGGGGTGACGAGGAAGTTGCGGAGGGTGCGGCATCCGCGGGAATACTGATCGACGTCGGATCGCCCGATCATCTTGGGCGAGAGCTCTCCGGCGTTGAATGCGTTGACCGGCGCGAAGAAAGGCATGGGCTATTCCTCCCGTCTTGCGTTTAGGAAGGCGGAGAATCGTTCTCCGCGCTGGAATTCGTGAGGGTTTTCAATGGCGCCGCAGGACTGGGCGGCGCGGATGCGTTCGGTGAATTCGGCGCGGATGTAGTTGGCGAGATTGGCGTCGCGGGTGGCGGGCAGGGCCAGTTCGGCGGCGATGGCGAAGACGAGGGCGTCTGCGAAAGCGGGATCGAAGCGGGAGGCGTCCTCGATGCGTCGGCAGTAGATGAGTGTCTGGGGGAGGTTCCTGACGTAGATGAAATCGCCTCGGAGGAGGTATGGCTCGCGCGATTCGAGTTTGAAGACGCGGATGAGATCGCCGGGGCGTCGGCATCCGGCGGCGAAATCGGCGGCGGCGGGAGCGTCGGCGGAGAGCTGGAGGGCAGCGGAAGCGATGGAGAAGCTCCAGATGGAGGAGCGGAGCAGGCGGTCGCGGCATACGGGGAAGAGGTCGCGGCAGCGGATGGCGTATTCGCTGGAGTCGTTGGCGTTGAGGATGCGCGGAGCGCCGATGATGCCGAGCGCCAGGTTGCAGATTTCGATTGTTTCCATGTTTTTACTTATCCTCGGTTGTCAACTCGTGCCTTGCTTGTCGCCTGCTTCGGTCGAGTATCTCCGACACACTCCCTCATTGTCTCCGGCGCTGTCCGAGTTCGTCCGTGTTGCTCCGCCGGTGTCCCCGCCCCGTCCCCCGGGGAGGATCGGGGTCCGGGGCGGGCGCACGCGGCTGGTGACCGCTTTTCTTGTGATACTTCTTTTCACGGGGGAAATTGCGTTTTCCCTTCTTTCGCTGCATGCGCTCTTTCTTGCTTACTTCTAGCGAGTTGCAAGAAGTAAGTGCCGCAAGTAGCCCGCCGGGGCGGGCGCACGCGGCCTGGTGACCGCTTTTCTTGTGATACTTCTTTTCACGGGGAAAAGAAGTATCAGTCCAGCACGAAGAAGATCTCGAAGGTGATCTTCTTGCCGTCGGTGAGGGCTGCAACGCCGGTGGTGAGAAGGATCCACTCCTCGGCGGTGGCGATGTGATCGGCGGGAGCGAGATCGACGAAAGCCGCGGCGGATCCGGGGGCGACGGCGGCGAGATATCGTTCGTCGTTGGCGGCGTCTCCGACCTTGACGGTCATGGAGGCGTTCTGTCCGGCTTCGAAGTAGATCCGGGAGGAGCCGAGGATCCGGGCGCCCTTGGGGATCTTGGCGAGCCGGATGACGGTGCCGGCGGCATCGGAGCCGGAGTAGGAGCCGCGGGCGATGCGGACCCGGCCGTTGAAGTCGGTAGGCATGGCCTTTGCGACGGCGGGATAGTCGATCTGTTTGAGAGCGAGGGAGGAATTGACGGTAGGCATAGGGTTTGACCTTTCGTTTTTTGTTGTTGTGTGAGTGTTGGTTTGTTCGGTTGCCCGGACCCTTTCCTGCTTACTTCTTGCGAGTTGCAAGAAGTAAGTGCCGCAAGTAGCCCGCCGGGGCGGGCGCACGCGGCACGGGTACCGCTTTTCTTGTGATACTTCTTTTCACGGGGAAAAGAAGTATCAGATGAGACACGGAACGTGGACGACGCCTCCGTCCTCGAAGCGGGTGGCGCCGCACATCATGCGCATGTAGCTGTACCAATTGAACTGTTTGTCGGCGCGTTCGGCGATCTTGCCCTTGATGGGGATGGGGTTGCCGAAGGCGACGCAGCTCTTGGCGAAGGCGAAGCAGGTCTGTGCGGAATCGCCGTCACCGGCGTCGACGGTCGGCATGATCTTCTTGGAGATCCGGACGAAATGGAAGCCCATGAAGAAGTTGATGGTCCCCTTGTAGAGAGCCTGCACGGCGTTGTAGTCGGCGTTGGTGACCTCGGTGGTGCGGAGGAGGTCGTCGAGCTGCGACTGGGTGTAGACGAAGTAGAGGAGTTCGTTGGGGTCGTCGAGATCGATATCGGCGTTGCCGATGAGGGATTTCGCCTGAATGAGCTTCTCGAGGGTGAGACCGACCTTGGCGTTTCCGATTCCTCCGGCGGTGATGGCGACCTTCTGGGATTCGGGGAAGGCGACGGGGGTGTTTCCGTCCTTGCCTTCGTAGGCGTCGCCGAAGATGCCGCGTTCGATGATGACCTGATCGAGGCGTCGTCCGAGGGCTTTGGCGCCGGCGCGGGTGACGGGGCCGGTGGGATCGAGGAGGATCTCCTCGTTGTCCTTCCAGTCGACCATATCGCCCCAGTGGTAGTAGAAGCCGAAGAGGGAGCGCCGGTCGAAGGGGGTGTGGATGATCGGCGAATCGTCGTACTTCGAGTGGACCTGGACGGCCTCGGTTTCGCCGACGCGTTCGAGGGTGGTGCGTTCGCCGGACATTTCGACGCGGGTGCAGAGGTTCGAGAGCTTCGAACCGTTCTGCTGCGCCATCGCGTAGACGTTGTTGGAGTATCGGGTGACTTTTACTTCGTCAAGTTCTGCCATGATTTTTTCCTTTCTGTTGAATGATGGCTATGCTTACTTGAGCGACTTTCCGGAACATGCGTTCCGGCCGATTTGATCATGCTTTGATGCCCGGCACCTTGAGGAGTTCCGAGACCTCGTGGACCGCCTGCTGATGGTTCGGGTCCGCGTCGTTGAAGTAGGGGGACTTCGGGTTTTTGACGAGTTCGTCGTAGCGGGCCTGTGCGGAGGAAGGCGGAGTATCGCCGCCCTTGAGTTTCGATTCGGCGAAGGACTCGCCGATTCTGATCATGGCGCGGATGACGGATTCGTCGGCGAGGAGGCCTGCGCGGCCGAGGGCGTCGGAAAGACCGAAGACGCGGAGGGCGTTGTTCGCCTGCTGGATTTTGTGATCGTATTCGCTTCCGAATTCGGTCTTGAGTTTGGCTTCGGTCTTTTCGGCATTGGCGTTGTGCGCGGCGATGGCGGCGGCGACCTGCTCGGAGACCATTTTTGTATGGTATGCGACGGCGGCGGCGGCCTGTTTGCCGGTGAGCCCCTGTTCGAGGGCGAAGGACTTGAAGTTCCTGACGGCGTCCTCGTTCCATCCGAGGCCGTCGGGGAGGTTTTGGGGGGCGGAGATCTCGTAGCCGTCCGCGGAGTCGGGGACGCCGATCGCCTTGCGGAAGGCGGCGATCTCCTCTGGGGAGGCGTTGTCTCCGGGGACGGTGACGGAGACGGGGGATGCGGCGTCGAGGATGTTCTTCTGTCCCGCGGGCGGATTTCCCGCGGGCGGATTTTCCGCGGGCGGATTTCCCGCGGGCGGATTTCCCGCGGGCGGATTTCCCGCGGGCGAATTTCCGGTCTGGTTCTGATCCTGCTGATTCCGGGAAGCGAGATCTTCGGGCATGGTGTGTTCCTTTGTTTTGGTTATGGGTAAAGTCAATTGTTGTCAGCGGGTTTCAGGAGCCGTCTGATTTCGAGGATGACGGATCGGCGTCCCTGGTGGTAGGCGGCGACGGCGGGATCGGGGTTGAAGGTTTCGGCGTCTGCGAACGCGAAGCGTTCGAGGTGCTCGAGGACGAATTTTCCGTTATCGGAAAAGATGAAGATGTCGCGTGCGGCGCGGGTGAGGGTGACGGATCTCTTTTCGGCGTCGATCATCGCATGCCTCCGAAGGATTGCATCTGGTCGATCATGCTGCCGGGATCGGGTGCGGCGGAGAGTTTGGGAACGGCGTCGGCGGCTGCGGAGAGCGCCTCGATCTGCTGCTGCTGCTGCTGTGCCTGCTGACGTGCGGCGCGGAGTTCGTCGCGGTCTTTGTCGGAGCGCAGCCATTCGGGGTTGGCGCCTCCGGCGAGGAAGATGTCGCGGAAGGCGCGGTCGTAGTCGATGTTGTCTTCGACGTCGGGGTGAAGCTGTTTGATTCCGGCGGTGGCGGCTTCGACGCGGACCCATGCGGCGGCCTCGTTCTGGCGGATGGCGAGGGCGATGCGGGAGACGCATTCGATTTTGTAGTCGGGATCGGCGAGGATCGGATCCGGGGGTTCGGGGAGTTTGCCGGAGCGGGCGAGGATGCCGACGCAGCGGTTGACGAGGGGTTCGAGGAAATCGGATTGGATGTTGCCGACGATGGTGGAGAAGGGGACGAGTTTACCTTCGTTGCGGATCTCCGCCTCGGTGGCGGTGATCTGCTTGAGGTCGCCGAGGGGATCGAAGACGTCCCAGTAGAAGCCGCGTTTGATGGCGTCCTCGGTATCGGCGATGAGTTGGGCGAGGCGTTCCGGCTGTGCGGGGTAGATCATGTATTCGGGCTTGACTCCGGAGGCGCCGGGGTCATAGAGGTGGACGGCGCCGGGTCTTCGGTCCCATGGCTCGTCGGCGATGGAGTTCGACGGCACGAGGGTATCGGGATCGGCGGATCGCTCGACGGCGAGCACGAGTGATTTCTTCATGCGGTCGAGCTGTTTGATATCGGGGAGCATGTTGATTCCGGGACCGCGTCCGTAGGATTCGTGAGGAGATTTCTCGAAGCGGCAGACGATGAAGGGGAACTCGTTGAATCCTCCCTCGTAGATGACGATGCGTTCTTTTTTGAGGATGTAGACGTCGGCGAACGGCATGGCGATCCTGTCGAGGGTGTTGTCGTGGTTACGTCGCGGGAAGACGGCATGGACGAGGTCATGTTTGGAGTCCATGCGGGCGGGATCGGCGGCCTCGGTCCGGATGGAGTCGGGGAGATGTCCGTCGTGACCGAACTCTTCGACGAGCTGGCGGCTGGAGAGCTTGAGTTCGCGGAAGCATGATTCGACGGATCCGCGGGCGTTTTCGGTGTAGCAGCAGTTCTCGGTGGGGATGCAGCGGAGATTGAGTTTTCCGTCGTCGCGGGGATCGTCTGCGAAGATGACGCCGTCAATGCCGGTGCAGCATGTGTTGAGCATCTGGAGGACGGCGGAGGTGTAATTGGAGTTGGCGACGAGTTCGATGACGGCGCGGGTAAGTTCCGCGAAGTAGTCTTTGACCTCGGAGAGATCCTTGAGGTCGCGGTTGGCGGGGACGAGTTCGATCATGCGTTTCGAGGGATCGAGGAGCCATGCGTAGATGCCGGAAGCGAGTCGCTGTCTGGCGAGGACGGGGGTGGAGATATGCTTGTCGGCGGAGCGGTTGCCGCCTTCCGGGACGTCGTCCTGATCGTTAGGCATGACGTAGCGCCTTGCCTGCCGCCAGAGGTCGAGCCAGTAGGAATTCCTGACGCCGGAGAGGGCGTCGAATCGCTTCAGGATGTCGTTGACGTCGATCATGGGATTATCCGAGGATATTTTTCTTGGCGGCGGTTTGTGCGGCGGCGGCGGTCGGGTCACCGGCGAGGATGGTTTTGATGCGAGAATTCTTTCTGACGGCGCGTTTGCGCTCCTCGCGGGCGGCGTTGACGGTGTCGTCCGGAGCGGGGTCGGCCATGGGGGTAGGATCGGGATCGGCGGGCTGTTTGACTTTCGGCGTATCTGTCATGGTCTGCTCCTTGTTTTTTTTGACACGCCGTCTAATATAGCGAAAGGGCTTTTCAAATATTTTTCTCGGATGGCGGAGGTGCTGGGGATGGACCCGGAGCGGCTTGGTATTTGAGGAGCAAAATATGCCGTCCGTCGCGGTCGAAGCTGCCGGTGGTCATGCGGAAGCCGAGGCGGTATGCGCATCGGATCAGGGAGGCGCGATCCTGGGGGATGGTGGCGAGGAGGATGCTGCATGCGGGGGAGATCATGCGGATCGCCTTGCGGAAGGCGGCGAGGGTGATGGCGGGAGGGATGGAGATCCCCGGGACGGAGCAGAAGTGGATCACGGCGCCGTCGCCGCATAGCAGCGTTGCAAAAAAAACGCCGAGTGGTCTGACGACGCGATTGTCGCGGTCGACTTCGAGGACGTTCCAGATCCAGCCGTGAGCGAGATGCCAGCGGGTGACGTCGTTGTCGACGGCGAGCTCCTCGGGGCGTCCGACTTTGGCAAAATATACGTGGCTCACCATTCCTTGAGTCCCCGGGTGACTTTGAGTTTGCGGCCGCCGGCGGATTCTCCGCGGATGTCGCGGACGATGGTGGACTGGACCTTTCCGGCTCGCCATGCGACGGCGATGGTGCGGAGGGCGTCGGCGCCGTGGCTGGTCCAGTCATGGAGGGGGCGGTCGCGGAAAGAGTTGAGGCGGTCGTTCCATTCCTTGCGGTAGTTCTCGAGACACATGACGCCGTCGGCGCACTTCTCCTCGTCGAACCATGCGTACTGGAGCATCTCGCGGGTGTTCTCGATGCCGCCGAGGACATCTCGGTTGGTGGGGATTGTTTCGAAGCGGATGCCGAGGGTGCGGGCGGTCTCGATGCGGGAGACGCCGGTGCCGAGTTCGCGGGCGGCGATGTCGTGTGGGGCGAAGTGACCGGCGTAGTCGTATGGCTTGTCGGCGAGGATCTTGGCGTAGTGCGGAAGTCCTTCGCCGGAGTTGGCGTAGTAGTCGATGATGTTGATCTGGCGTCCGATGAACTGGAGGAACCAGATGGCGGTATCGTCGGAGATGCCGAGGTCCCAGCCGGTGTAAACGGGGTAGTTCGGATCGTATGGGACCCGGGTGATGCGGTTTTCGCAGTAGATTCTGGTGAATTCGCGGGCGTAGTAGGCGCCCTCCTGGGCGACCTTGAAAGCCTCGTCCGGATATGACGGATATTCCGACCACATCTTGTCGCCGAAGACGGCCTCCTGCTGGGCGTACCATGCCATCTGACCGGGGTCGAGTTCGATCTTGAAGTCGCCGCGGAGCATCTCGAAGTATTCGCGGAGGCGGGCGGTGATGACGGCGGATTCGGGGGGGATCCTGTACTCCGGATGCTGGTACCAGGGGAAGAAGTGAAACTTGAAGTCGAGGGGGGAGAGTGAAGATCCGGCGAGGGAATTCTTCTGGGCGGCGGTCGAGAGTTTGAAGAAGGGACCGGCGGCGCCCTTCGCTGTCGACTCGATGAAGACGAGACCGTTTTTGGGGACGGCGGGGATGGATCCGGTGAGGATTTCTTCCGCCTTGCCCGGGTACTTGGCGGAAACTACGCCGTATTCGGAGACGTGCAGGAATTGGAAGGTCCCCGACCGGGCGGAGACGTCGACCTGAACAGAGCTGCCGTTGCCGAAGGAGACGGTGCCGTCCTTGGTCTGATAAGTGATCGGGCAGAACCGCTGGATCTCGACGGGGAGGTGCTTGTAGGGGTAGAGGATCTTCGCGTTGAAGATGGCGGAGGCTTTCGGCTTCGTCTCGGCGTTGATTTCGGCGGCGTAGTTCGGGTTGAAGATGGCGAGGTCGAGTCCGAGGAGGTCGATAAAGGTGGTGAAACCCTCCTGCCGTGCCTTCAAAATAACGTTGCGGTAATGAAGATGGTCGTAAAGTTCTGCCTGAGCGGGGCGCATTTTGAAGACGACGTCCTCGCCGTTTTCGTCGATGATGTGGTAGAGGTTATTCAGGCGCCATCGCTGATCGGGGAGGTGTGCGCGGAGGAATTCGAGGTCGCGGGAGCTGGTATCGTTCATTTGACTGGGGATCCTTCACAGAGTTTGAAGATGGAGATGAGATCCTGGGGGAGAGAGTGATCGAGTTCGACCTTGTCGCGGTATTCGTCTGGATCGGTGTTTTTGAGGACGAACTGAGCGAAGCTGGCGGACTGGGATCCGTCGAGGGCGCCTTCGACGCGGTTGGCGGAGATGGCGAGGGCGATGCGTCGGGCGCGTTCGCCGAGTTCGGAGTCTTCGGCGATCCACTTGCGCCAGGTGTGTCGGGTGATGTCGAGGTAGACGAGGAGGCCTTCGATGGTGTATGGGGCGGGATTGGGGGCGGGGAAGGAGCCGCCCTCCTTGTCGAAGGTGATTTTGGTGCGTTTGTCGCACTTGGCGAAGTAGGCGTCGGCGCGCTGCTTGAGGTAGTCGGCGGTCCAGGATGAGAGGAGCCTGGGGCGGCCGAGTTTCCGGCGGGTGGGTTTTGTTATGGGATCAGGCATTTTGGGGACTTGGATTTTTTTTATTTCGACCACTTAACTCATAGTTTTTCAGCAAAGGAAAAACTTTTTTCGAAAAAAAACGGAAAGTTTTCTTGCAAAAGTCAAAGCCTTATTCTCCGGCGACGACGAGCCGGCCTTCGAGATATGCGCGGAGGGACCACCCTGTGATGAGGTAACCGCCGCGGTCGCAGACGGCGCGGATCCGACCGGATCGGCACATGGATCGGACAGTCTTGGGGTGTCGGTGGATGATCCTGGAGACGTCGAAGACGGTATAAACGGCGTTTTCGGCGAAGGTCTGGGGGGCTGGTGTTGACAT